CTTTCCTGCTCTTGCTGAAGAAATTTTTCCTAAATCAGATTGCAGTTGAAATAATGAATCGTAATCCCCGTAATGAGACCCCTCAACCATGTTTCGTTCTGCTAAATTGTTAGGTAAATATTGTTGTGCGTCTTTAATTAATTCAGGATCAACATTCAATGTCCCTATGTCTCTTTCAGCGGCTAACCTCTGGCCTTTCTTAAGATTTTTAAGTGCGCCCCTTTTTGTTAAATAAGGCATTGCTTTTGCTAATGCATTACCACCAACCAAAAAATCAGCGTTACGTGCTAGACCGCGAGATAAAGCATCCCCGGGGTTCTTTGGTTGGCCAATGTACCTTTCAATGTCTTGATCTAAATTAGGCGCTTGAGGAAATTTATTAGCAAATTCTTGGGGCATTAAATGCAATCGGTTAGCTGCGTATTGAGCAAAATTTCTTGGTGCATTATTTATATTTTGTCCTAACTCAAGAAGCCCTGCTAACGTTTGACCGCCACGGTCAATGGGATGCATTAACCAATTTTTAGGATTAACAAAGCCTGGTACTTCTGTTTTAGCTTTTTGCCAGTACTCGGGGATATTCTGTATCCCTTGGTAACCAGCATTAAGAATGTCTTCGCCAATTCTAGGTAACGCATAAGCCGCTGCTTCTCCAAATGATTCTTGAGGCCCTTGTTCTTGCAGCCAGTCACGCGGGGCTCTTTGTTGGGATTTAGGTTCCTCTGCAAGCCAATCTCTAGCTGTCATATACGCCCCGCTGCCTTGAGTCTCTTGTCGAGCTCAGCTCTAGATATCTTATATTTATCCATCATGTGCTGATAGTCTTCTTGCGTAATTTTATCAGCCAATAGTTCTTCAGTTTTGCGCTCAATCGCGCTTACATCCACCATTTTATTAGCTTGTCTTACCGCGTCGGACTCACTCATGCCTTGTTGCAGCAATCCAGAAATGATGTCATTTTTCTTTTCAGCTATATCGTGAAGCGCTATTGATGCCTGCATCTTTCCTTCGGCAACCGGTATGGTGTCATTTTCATTAACCTTTTGTCTTTGAAGTAAATCAAATTCTCTGACTAAAGGTTTGCCGCCAAATGCCTGCACTCCAGATGCAATAATTTGCTCGCTTGTGGCAATCAAGTCCCCAATTTTCTTCTGCTCTTCTTTCGTTCCCATTTTCTTCAGGTAGCTTAATTGCTTATCTTGGAAGAAAGGAATTCTAGATCGCATGTTTTGTATGACAGGGTCTTTAAGAATGGAAGCCATACGGTTTAATGACGCGCCAGAGTTACTTAATGCCAATTGACTTTGTCCTATGTCTTTAAGCGCAGCCGCACGGTATTTACCTGCTTCTTCGCCCTGCTTAACAGCGCCTTTTAGGTTTCCAGTCTTTTCAGCCCAAGTGGGCTCACGTCCTTCTGCAAAAGCTTGTTGTGCTGCAGGTGTCGATGGGCCCCATTCATCACTCTGTTGTCTAGGCTGACCACCAGTCATATCCATTTCCATTGATGCATTACCATCATCTGCCATGACCTGCATTTGATTGCCATCATAGCCCGTAGTCGTAGGATGAGGCCGATACCCTTCGCGCCCTACAAAAGGAAAGTCACCATTAGGTATAACGCCAGGACCTTCGGCAGAAACTCTAGGGTTAGAACTATTATCATAATCTTGTGCAGGCATATTGAATGCATTTTGATTAGGGCCTTGTTGGGGATTTTGTCCTATCAATGCACGAAAAGCATTTTTTAAATGCCCTGAAAATGAATTAGTAGAAGGCTCCCCAATTCCTGAAAACATGCTATTACCTTGATTGCCTTGTTGCATTTGATTAAACGCATTCATGCCTGAGTTTCGACCCATTCCAGCACCAACGGCTTTTTCTAATGCGGCTTTTGCAGCAGGATCACCCATATTTGCTACAGCCGAATCACTTGCTAACAATTTAGCAAGGAACTGTGGACCCATAAGGTTAGCGTAGGCAAGTTTACTTGCAGCTTCAGCACCAAGAGTAGTGGGCAAATATTGTTTTTTAATTTGATTGATTTGTCGCAGAATGTTCTCGTTGGCCAATGAATTCATACCGCCCATAGCAGTAACCAAAGGGCCGCCAGGGCCTACGTCTGAAACAACTCTTGGTAATGGAAGTGCCATAATAAATCCTTATAAAAATCCTAATCCACCGAGTAGTCCTATGCCGCCGCCTAGCGTATTAAAAAAATCTTGTTGTTTTCCTGCTTGTTGCCCATAAGCACCTTGGCCCATTTGATTATAAATGTTACTTAATGAATTAGCTGCATTCTGACCGCCAGTCATCAGATTTTGTTGTCCTTGCCCATATTGTGTGTTAATTCCTAATACGTTTTTCAACCATTGGTTCTGGTCTTGAGATGAAATGGTTCCGGCGTTTTGCTGCATTTGTTGCATCATTGGCGTACTGCCCATTAGCCCGCTTGCACTTGCTGCATTTTGGCCTGCGTTCATGGATTGTTGTTGCAAGTTTTTAGCCCATGGGCTTTCTTGATAATTTCCCATTTGGTCATTAATGAATTTGGATGGGTCTTGTTGGCTTTGTAACCACCTTTGATAATCACCAATAGCGCCTTGACCAGCATTCGCATAAGGTTGCTGGGCTTGCTGGGCTTGCTGCATATATTCATTGTATTTATCGTAAGACTTTCCTGAGTTGCCAAAGAGACCGCCAAACAAACCACCTAATCCACTTCTGAACATTTCGGAATCAAACATAATCACATATCCTTGTGAGTTATTAAGTTCATTTTATACAATTACGGTCCAGCTGCCTACGCCTGATGCAACCTTCCAAATTTGTAACTGCGCCGTCCTTGGTATTGTTGGCGTATTAGCGTCGCTTACATAAATCATTTGCCCTTCTTCCGGGGTCTGTATCTGGTCGCGCTGGGCCAGAGTTAATCGTGGAACAAATACGCCAGCAGCTCCTAAATATTCGCGCAATGATTCGATGAATGTTGCCATAAAATCAGACCAAATATTGCTTAAATAGATTTCGTTTTTAACCAAAGGGTCGTAAGTTGGAAAAAAATCAAAATCTCGTGACATAACTTACTCCGGTAACGTTTCAAAGGCCCATGCAGCGCCTAAAATAATAAATGGAATATCGTGAAAAAATTCAATTCTTGGTGTAAACCCTTGGCCTCTTGGGGTTGTCCCTAACTTTCGCCATAACGTTCTATAGGTTCGCTCTCCAATTTTGCCCATTGGAGACTGAAGCAAATTGCCGTAAGTTTGTCCGCCGTCTTTAGATATAGACAGAAAAACGACGGGCTGCGCCCCTCCTAACCTTGTTTCTTGTTCAAGAACAATAATTTCGCTGTCTTCAGTAAGTATGTCTTGCGCGCTTTCTGTCCATAAATTACTTTCTATAAATGTATCAATTGCTAATTGACCTTGCAGCAAATCAATTTGGAATCTATCAATACGCAAACGATTGTAACCGTCGGGTGACATCTGTCTGCCAATACGCATACGTCGAATAGCTTCCCCGTTATTGGTCGATACACCATCAGCTACGATATAAAATATCGGTAACTGATAGTCGCCATAATAATTAACGCCATCAAAATAAACGTGAGTTTGAGCGGGATGCCTGTCTCCATTTAACACCTCCTCTTCATGCCACTTAGGCAGCTCAGCAGTGCTCATTGTGACGTTTAAAACAAAAGTATGGTTGGCGAGTGTAAAGTTTAATCGATAAAATATAAGGCCATTTTCTTTAATAAGTATTCCACGAGCATCCGCAACACCCGTGTCAGGGTCAGCTGCATATTGGGCTAACTGGAAGTCTAGGGCGCGATTACTAACCAGGATTGATTCAGTTCCCTTTACCTCCATAACGCCTGCCAGACCATCCTTATCTTGCGCCAAGAAGAACATTCTATCAAAGCCCACAGAGACACTGCCTAACGCAGGCGTTCCTACTTCCATCAACAACGAGTTATTGCGCCGAAATGGCAAATTAGTTCCAGCTCCTGCGTTTTCCCATACTTCTGTAAAGTTCTGAGAAAATAAAAATATGCGTCGATGCAGTGTTCTGCACGCAACAATAGTTCCAGGGTGCGAAGTTATACTTCCTAATTGAAGCTGGCCCGTTACAATAATAGAATTAGTAGGTGCGCCAGTGGTTGTAATATCAATAAAAACGTTTGCTATGGCATTGGCATAACTGGTAGCTAATTGGATTGTTCCAGGGTTTGTGGTGTATGGACTGACTCTGATGGAATAATACGTTGTACTGACCGCTAATGGCGCGGGCAACGTTCCTGTTGTTGTTAACGTTACTGGCACGCCCGTAGCAAAATTAGCATTGCTTACGCTTAACGTAAGAACGTCTGTTGCGGTGTCTACTGTAAACGTACCTGTTGGAGTAGTAGCACTTCCTCCGCTCCAGACCATTCCTTGATTAATTGATGAAAGTTGAAATGTGTTGGTTTGACCATTCGCTATCAAAAAAAATCCATCTAGATAACACACATCAACTGGATTGTCCGGAAACCCTGTGTCTGTAATTTCTTCAAATGTATTGGCATTTGTATCCCAAATCCAACCTTCTTGCCCATCAACAAAAATAACTTGATAGGTATTTGCGTCTATACCAACATATCCGGCGCTTGTTGTAATTGTTCCAATAAGGCTTGTAGAAAGTAACCCTGTCGATCCTGTAGTTCGATATACAGAATTTCCATACACTTGGTAAATAACGTTGTTAAATACAAAAGACGCTCGTGCGCCATCTGTTTCACTTCCAAAATTAAGTTCAGCATCCACCAAGCCAGCGGTAGATAATAAAACTTTTGGTCGCTTTCCTTCTGGATCAACGTATTCAAACATATTAACGGTTCGTTCGGCACTAATAGTGCTAACACGCTGGTTGTCATAGCTTCCTACCAAATCATAATCTGTAGCTTTAGTAGCCATATATTAATACGCCAGAATATTTTGCCAGTAAAATGGCTCAGGTTTGCTCAATACCGATGATGGTCTGATGGTTAAATCAGTTTCGTTAACGTTTTTAATAATATTGTAATAATCCTGATATTCTTGCTCTGATGTCTCGGCCCAATTAGCTGATGGGTAATAGGCTAAAAACTTACGCGCAAGTGCGTATTTCATAAACCCATAATAAAAAGGAGGCAATTCTGTTAAATCTTGATTTGCAACCAATTTGTTAATCATAACCTTTACACCCAATACGCAGGGGTATGCTTGATCGGGAGCGGGGTAAAGCGTAACTATGCTTTCAGTGGATTGTTTATCTAAAAAAATAAAACCTGGACGTGTGTTTAATGGCAGCAACCTTGTAACATTGTAATATTGTGCTTTATTAATAATTTTTAACGGGTAAATAATACCCTGCCCTGCGCTTGGAACAGTGTAATTTGCAAAAGATAGGTCAACAATTCGGTTTGATGTCACGTCAGCTGTAACCATATCAGAAACAGTATAAGCAGCTTGACCTGAAACCATTGTAAAACTAAGTTCTTTTAAATAAGGAATATAAATGCTATCAGCAGAAAATTTATCAATAAGCTCATTAATAAGTTCTAAACCTGATGAAAGCATAAACGAATCAGGCGTTTCTCCTACGCCTAGCTCGCCCGTCAAATAAAGAGCATTAATAATTAACTCATTAGTAGTCCTCGTGACTTGGGCCATAGCAATTCCTTATGTTTAATAAACGCAAAATAATCGACACATCAAACAGATATGCCGATTGTATCGACGTATTATTTTAAAGGATAAGCGTCATCTAGGCCTGAACACAATTTACGTGCGGACATTTGTGCTTTTTCGCCATCATTGCTCATGAAAGCATTAAATGATTTCATTGCAGCTGGAGCACCAGGACGATTTCCCATGTGTTTTTTCATTTTTGCTTGTTCAGATTTTACAAACTCATTGTTTGATTGAACCATTTTATTGTCTTTCATCGGATTTCCCCTTTGGTTGTTTTGCTTTTGGCTTTGCAGCCTTAGCTTCTTGCTTGATTTTATCTTCTACTTTTTCACGATATTGTTTAGCCTTTGCAGGACTATCAAACCAGACACCCGATGCTATCAAGTGTTCCGCTTCATCTTCCTCAAGAGTTCTCATGGGGTTGATTGGGTGGAATATGCAAGTCAGCATCGGGTTATTCCTTATGACAATACGACAACGGCATATTGATTGTGCCATTTAAAACCGCACAACAAATCAATACGCATGTAGTTTTGATAACCAAGAATGTCACCTGTTTGAGTAACGGCAAGTGATAAACCAGTCTCAGGGTCAACCGCAACAGAAGCATAAGGAACTTGCAATTTGTAAAGCGGAGGACAAACAATGTCTAGGCCACGTGATGGGTACGCAACGTTAACGTTATGACTTGCAACCATTGTAACAGGGGCGTTGTTAGGAACAGCATTGCTCACGTTACGGTTAGGGTTCAATGTGTCAGATATAATGCTAGGGCTTACGCTAACGGTAATGTTACCACCACCATCAGAAGTTGCATTTGCAGTTACAACAAATTGCATATCTTGGCCGGTAGAAGCGCGACCCACGGGGTTAACAGATTGGACGCCAGCAATGGAAATCAAATCTCCAACTACAAAATAGTCAGCGACAGACACGGTTGCGCCGTCCATAACAATTGTGCTACCAGAAGAAACCGCACCATTTACAAGCAACGTATCACCTGAATAAAGGGTTGGTCCCGCACCAGCAGTGTGGTGTTTAATGTTTTGAGATTGGAATATGTCAAAGTATGACAAATGGCCAATTGCAGAAGAGCGTACAATGTCTTCGTTAAATACAGGCGTAAAGTTGTTTAACAAGGCGCCTTTTAAACTAGAGCCATCACGCACTGTCATTGCCATGTATGCATCAGATGCAATATTTACACCTTGCTCAAGCAATTTAGCACCCGCAGTATCCACAGTTGTGAACGAGTTAATTGCGACACCGGCGGTACCAGTAAAGAAGTTAAGCTCTTGTTCAGCAGCAGCAGAAATGTCAATTTCCATTTTTGTAATTACTTCTTGAATAGCAGGAGAAATAAACAAACGTGAGAAATCTTCAATTCGTAAAGACAAATCTTGGATAGTGTATGCAATCAATGCATGGTATTGGTGAGCAATTGTAATTGTCTCAACAGTTTCAATGATTGATTGAGGCGTAGCTACAGAGCCATCACCAATAATAAAGTGATTTTGTCTACGTACTTGTAATGTGTCACCAATTTTATAACCAGAAGACACAAAGTCATCTTGATAAATTCGTGATGCAGTCATTACAAAAGGGGCATTGTTTGCAAACATTGCCAGCGCAGTATTACTGACTAGGTCAGTTGTAATAAATTGGTTAGCCATTTTGGCAAATCTCCATTTAATCCTTTAAATGGGTACTTGGTCATAACTATGGGTTTCTAAGTTTTCATCCTTGAAAACCCGTCCTTACTTCCATGTACCAGCCTTCATCTTTGCCCTTATCTCAGAGGCAGAGGTTTTACCCGTAACGGAACGAGAGGCACTGACTGGGTTCGCCTTAACCGATCCCAAAGGGTTCGATTTATTAGGAGCTGAAGATGCCTTTTGGCTATTCCCAGCTCGTAATGCGTGCGACAAATCAATTACCTCTTGAGCCTGGTCTAGCGGATGGAGTCGTGAAATTCGCTCAAGTTCAGAACGATTTTTGCCTAACCGATAAGCCACTTCAGCTGGATTCTTAACGAGCAACAGTGCATCCCGCACATGGTCGGTAAAGGGGGCATCGCCCTCTCTAACAACATCGTCAAAATCATCATACTTTTCAGACGCCTTATCAAACTCATCATTCAAACGTTGATACTGTTTGTGAACATGAGCCTGGCTTTCGGCCATCTTAGCTTGCTTCTCTTCGTGTTCCTTGGCTCCGAGTGCATAGCGTACGGCTTTGTGTATTCTTTCTTCTTCCGACATGGCTGGCGGGTTAGGCTGGCCTGGTGAAGAATAAGAATTAGAGTTATATGACGATTGTTGTGGGTCGGCAGAATCTCCACCTAATTGCGCTTGCATTCGCATCATGTGTTCTTGCATTGTGCGCATTTCTTTTCGGTGTTTATTCGCTTGGGCATGCAAACGTTTTTGAACCTTATTTAAGTGTTCATCTCCGCTTTGCGGGCCATCTTGGCCGTATTCCGAGTTTCCTTCCTCTTCTGCATCGCCTGGGCCAACGCCACCGTCAACAACGTCCTCGTCATCTCCGCTTAACTGTTCTGCTAAAACGTCTTGCTCTTCGTGCATCCTTTCGCTCCATATCAACATCATCCTGATGCTGTAAGTCATTCGGTTGACTTAATACCCTAAACCTTACGGTAGGCCTGAAACCCTGAGAACATCCTGTCCTCGTTATGAATAATTATAGGCTTGCCAAAACAGATTGGTACCCCGCATGTACGACTTGCAAGAAAATTAACAAACATTTGTTTAAAACCCAGGTGCCCAGGCTGCGTTACCTGGGTCATTTGGGTTAATAAAAGGGATTAGATTAGTTTTTTTGTTTTAATTGTTATGGCGATGTATTTCAGATAAGACTTTGGCAATTTGAGTTGAAAAGTTTTTTTCTGCTTTGTCTGCATCAAGCAATAATTTGCCATGTTGAACTTTAAGATGTTGTTCTTCAAGACCTGCCTTGCGTTTCATTTCTTGTGCTTTGAGAATCATTTCAGCTTGTTCAAGCAAATGTTTCTCTTTACGTATTTTTAACTCTTCTGCGCGCTCCATGATTTGTTGTTCTTCAAGGTGCATTTTTTGTTCATTTATCTTTAACGCTTGTTGTTGTTGAGCTAATTGAGCTTGCATCATTTGTTCTTGAGGATTCGGAGGCTGAGGAGGCAATTGCTTGCCTTCTTCTTTAGCAATAATTTGAGGTGGAACCAGTGTTTTAAACCGTTCAGAGATTTGAGGCATAAATTGAACGTCAAGATTTTTAGCCCATAAATCGGCAATAAGAGGAAACACTTGAGGATTAGCCTGTAATGTTTGCTGAAAAAATTCAAGTGCCATATCTTTCTGAACTGCAAAACTTGGGCCTGTATCAATTTCAACATCATAATCGCCACCATCAAGAGTATTATCTCTAATTGAATCGCCATCTTCCGTTTCGCCTGTTACTTTATTTAATATTATTGATTCTGTATGTCCATCAGCTTTAGATACAACCATATGGCGTTCAAATTCGCCCGCAACTACGGGTAACAAGTCTAAAACAACTCGTCCACCCTGTTCAACGGCTTGGTTTAAATTATCAAACCAGACATAAGCCGACATAGAGCCTTCGAGTTTACGCTCACGCCGTGCCTTGCCTGACATATCGTGACCTTGTAGGGCTTCGTTTTCTGAAAAACCAAGTATTTCTCGAATGTCTTGTGAGCCACGTTGAAATTGTTGCTGAAGGGTTGCGGATAACTCCCATTGCGGCATTTTCTGCGGCATTGCGCCAGTTTTAGGGTCTGGGGCTGCGGTTAACATTCCTGCTTGCAACTCAGGATTACGCCACATTTGTTCGTTGCCCTTGATGTTATCCGGCGTACCAAGCCATTGCTCGCGTCTTCTGTTTTTAATTTCTGCGGCAATTTCAGAGCCTACGTAGTTTACAAACTTTTGAGCATCTTTAGCTTCATGAATAAATGAACGCGTGTATTGTTGGCCGTTAATGTAATTTGAGTCACCATCTACAAAGATAATAGGCAGGTACTTAGAGGGCCAGTCGGTAAATTCAATGATTTGGTTTTGTGTAAGCACGTATTGACGTATTTTATAATCCTTGCTCATTCGTTCCCCGATAATTTCAGGAATTGTTTTACGAATTAAATCACCAACAACTTGTGATGCATCGGCAAGTTCTGTTTGCATTTTGATTTCGGGTTGCATTTCTTCCCATTCTTCTTCGGTAACGCTTCTGCCATCACTTAAAAGAAACAATTTAATGGTAAACCATTCTTTGCGTGAATATTTGCAAACAATAATTGTATCTCGAGTTTCCCATTGAAAATCTAAAAGTGACCGAGGGTCAGAATATGAAACCGGATTCATAACGGCCGGAAATGTGGCATAAAATTCTTCTTTTGTGTACACGTATTGTCTGGCGCAAAAATTACCATCACCTTTGTGTGGCTTTAATGCAGTAGGGTCAAAGGATGTTCGTGTAGCATCAGGAATTAATTCATAACGAATGATTTGATTAAATGATGTGGGACTTTCATAATCTAGGCATATCTCAAACGCACCGTAACCCATCATAAGGGCTGACCTAAATGCCGTCTGATAAACTAAATCGTTTTCTGATTGATAAGATATTGTTCGGACTAAGTCTGCCCTTAGGTCTATTTGTTTCTGCGTGGATTTTCCTGTTAGTGACCTTACCATTAAGTCAGGTTTATTCTTGCGTTGTTCTCCCACTACTTTCTTGGTTGTATCATAAAGCTTGTTGAACGTCATAGCGGGTTTAAACAAACGGTTAAACTCCGAGCGTTCAACGGCCGACCATTGGTCACGTAAGACAAAATTCATATCATCTTTGCCGCGCGTTACGTTCTCGCCAAAATAACCTTCCCAAAGGATTAGGTCTTCGCGCGCTTTCTTTAATACTTCGGCTTCATCAATGCCAGCATCGGCCAATTTTTGGCTTAATGCTTCGTTGATGCTGTCGATATCTTCCGCTGAGATCTGATCGGCAATGATTTCCATGCACTTCCCCGTCCGTTGGGTTAATTGTCTTTAAAACGTGACTTCAACCGTTTTTTGTTAAAGTCACGAGTTGCATACTTTTACTCAGGTCGTCTTGTCCTAAGTTTGTCAGTTAAGCTACTTGCTCAACTTTTCCTTCAATTATTGCATCTACTGCGTCTTTGGGCATTTCAAATAATTTCCAATCATCAGCCAACAAATCAGCCAAAGAGAAAATGTAGTTACCCGCATTAGGCGATGGTTGTAACACGATTTTCCACACGTGCGTCATGCCTTTCATCATCGTTAAATAGCCATCGTTAAATGACCATGCTTCACGACATAATACTTCACCTTCTTGTAACATCTTTAACGCTTCTTGCAACAACATCTTTATTTCTCCCTTGGTTTTAGTTTACGGTAAAACAGTTAGCTGGCATGAACCGATAGTAAAAACAGGCTTGTACCATTGGTGACCATCTGATGCTACGGCAGCAACAAAGTCAGTGGGCAACAGATTGGCGCTTTGAGTGCGTAGGTAATTATCTAAAAAACCAGCAGCAGAAACTTCGGCTAATGTGTTGTTAGGGCAATATAACCGGCCCATACGAGGAACTACTGCATTGTTCTCGCCAGCAAAATTGAGTAACAACGTAACTTGTTTTTGTTCAGCCATCATAATCTCCGTTTTATTTAAATGCTTTCCTTAACCCCATACAATACCGTTACCGTCACATGGAAAACAATGATTGTAATCTTCGGTATCGCCATTGCCAAAACACACCGGGCATTTGTGTGGTTTGCGACCTGATGTTATATTATTTACTGTAATTCTGTTTAATATTTCTTCAACTTCATTCAATCGGCCATCAATATGGTCAAACCATCCATTGGACTGCGCCGTAATAATTTTTTCTATTTCCTCAAATCTTTGTTGCGATTCTTTGATTGCAAATGCTGCGTCTTTTAAACCATGCAATATTATTTCATCATTCATATCTACCTCTCGGCTAGTGTCTGCAAAACATCACCGTAACGCTTAGTGATGCCAGCACCTATATCTTGAAATTCTTTCTCACAAGCTTTGCACCTTTGTTTATCATTCAATTCTTGCTCTATCTTTTTACAATACATACATTTTGTATTGCACATTATCATATTTCCCATGAGTAAGATGGGTCAGCAATAAAAACCATTGATAATGCTTCCCCGCCATTATCACTTCCAAGCTCTCGATGTCTCACTAGCCACCCACCGATAACCATCGCACGCCATGTTTCGTTGTATGTAGATTTGTATATTAAATCCCATTCAAAATCAGTCTCTAATTGCATTGTTTTTTCTCCATCTTTCAACCATTCCAAGTCACCAATTGGAACCCCTAGTACATCCATGCGATGAAAATTCATCAAAATATCCTCATCACCGGATTGTACATATCAACAGGCTTTTGGTTTCCCATTTTGTCACTAGCAATCCGGTCACTAGCAACCTCCAAACACCCATAACCCAGAGCATCCATTGGATGTGATGCCATGTTTTTATTAGGCTTGTCTTTGTAACGTTCCTCACCTGACACGGCTACACGTGAATACACATAATCTTTTACAAACCCCTTAAATAAGGAGGGGCAATTGCGCCTATCAAGCATTAATCCAGGTTTACCATCAACCATTTTGTTTAAGAAGTATCTAACGCTTCCTAGTCTTGGGTCAATATCATTTGTTCTTGCAGCCGTTGTGGGTATGTTCAATGAGTTCAATTCACCGATGCAAGACATTTCTTCAACTATTTCATTTCGTGCATTACCTGCGGGGTCTGCAACGGACATGCCTACTTTGCAATAAGGGAAATCCCTGAGTAGGCATGGAATAACAATAGAGTCTGCAAAGGTTCTGATGCCCATGCCATCGCCAACGTATTCCTTGAGGACTAGCAGAGATCCACGAGCTGACAACTGCATAACGACGCAAGCAGGAGTAAGACCAAAATCCCAGCCCAGAATAAGAGGCTCACCTTGTGCCGCCGATAACGATTCCACCGCATGAAAGTCCGGGTTAAATTCCGGATAAACACGTTTACCAAACCCAACAGAACCATATTCGCCAAGACAAAAGACTTTAATAAACTCCTGTGATTGTCCTTCGGCAAGCATTTCATAATAATTAGCAGGTAAATGACTAGCATTGTCAGCATCGGGATTACGTACCCATTTGTTGTCATCATTTTTGATTAATCCCGGCGGCTGTTTAAACAGTTTGTGATGGTCGTACGTGTTTTCTTCAAAATCTTTAAATATCCAGTGATCATCTTCCGGCGGGTTAGTGTCCGCAATAATGCCCGACCAATAGGGTTCCGTGCAGAATGCTTTACTAGGATATCGATTAACACGACCTTTCATGTGCGCTAAAGCCGCTTTAGGAACCTCTGAAAGCTCGTTTATGTAACAGCCTGTTAACTCCAGGGATTTAATCTTACGCACGTCCTCAGGTCTATCTAGGGCTATAAACAGCAGCTCTAGCTCAACTATACCGTGACCATCGTTAAAGCTGTGTTCGTAAGTCATGATAGGTTTCTGACGTTTGCGCACGTCTCCAAGGTCTTCAAACCATGACAACCATGACGCAAGAGTGGTAGAGCTTAGTTCTCCGCTTGTGTTTCGAACGATGGCCCATCGGCTTCTTCGTCTTCCGGCATGCCACACAGGCACTGCACAGGCGCGCTGTACGATTTCAGTAAGTGCCCACGTAGACTTGCCACTTCCATAAGGGCCCATAATGATGCGCACAAAGCTATTATCGATATGAGCAATATGACCAGTCGTAGTCGGAACGTAGATTTTATCCTGCTCTCTTGCATGAATGACCATCCTTGTATCTGTAATTGTTATTTGACGCTCAATCCCTTTTTGTCTCTGATGTCTAATTTCAGCAATATCTCTGGCAATACCCGCAGCGCTTAACATCATTTGTCTAACACCTTTTTCGGCGATGGGGTTTTATAGTTAGGTCTGCTGTGTATGTGCTCTTGTGTGTTATAGCGTATGCCGCATTTAATGCATTCACGTCGGCGAATAATTTGGTTAAGCTTTTCATCCTTTTTCGTTTCAACTACATGCGAATCAGGGTAGCCACATGATTTGCACAACATTTATTTTCGCACCCCTCTCAATGTACGAGAACGGGTAGCTAACGAAACATTAAGGTGGCATGACTTGGGCGTACTAGACGGCTCGACCTTATCAGCCTCTTTCTTCTTGCGCTCTTTGACGACCCATTTATTTTCCATGGCTTTCATTTGTTCTTCCCTAGAACTTTCTTATTCAATGCATTAGGCTTATTAATTGCTTTGGCTATCCCTTTCTTATCAGCCATGGTTAATCCTTTTTATTTATTGCAATCCCATTTTTTAAGAGCTAAAGCTTTACGCGTAGGTTTGCCGCTCTCATCTTTCATGGCTCCTGGGTTCCCAGACATTCTGGCGCAAAAGCTTTTTCTGCGTGCCGCAGATTTTGGTGACTTCTTGGCTTCTGCTGCGCTAACAGGGGGTTTTAAATTCATTCCCTGAGCTTTAGCTGAAGCCCTTCCCTTCGCATTCAAACCGCCTTCAGGATTCTTTCCTTCTTTACGCTGCCATGCTGGGGTCTTCATTTAACTGTTCCTATTTTACCGTCGCCGCTCAAGTCTATTTGTAGCTTTGTTTCAGCCCAATCGTGTTTTTTTGCCGTAGTTTTCTTTGCTTTGAGTGGGGAGATTACGAAGAGCGCACGTGTTTTCGCATGTTCGAATTTGTTGTTTCTGTTCGCGTTCGCGGCAAATGCCATTGCGTGTAGATTGGTAACCATCAGGTTTAGGTGACCCGTATTTAGCGCCCATGTTTAACTCCTTAGTATTATTTGCAGTCCTTCTTCTTCATTTTAGCCTTAAGCACAGCGTTGCCCATCATCTTTTTATCAAGCTTCACGTCTTTAGCTTCAGAGCCTTTAATCATCTTTTTTACTATCTTCTTGGTTATTTCTTTTTTCATTTTGTAATCCATCTTTAAGTTGAGCAAGTTCTCTGTTTAACTCCATTAAGGGAGCATTAGAGCCATAGTGTTTGTACCAGCGTCGTTCCAATATCCACGCATCAGATTGCCATTTCTCCACATGAGACGCAATATTGTCATTGTGCTCAATAATGCGCTCCATTTCTGCTCGTTTTATGTCCTCGGAAAAAATTGCGTACTCGGAATCAATCCCTTCTTTTCGATGGAGACGTCCTTTAGCTAGCCATTCGTAAAGAGTGTCTTCGCAAATACCGTTACCTTCGGCTGCATATTCATAGGGAACACGGCTTCGAATTGCTTTAACAATAGCTGCACGCCGTTCAGGCGTAAATTTTGAAGGGCGTCCACTGCCTTCTTGAGCATATTCAATTTTAGGCTTTGGTTTCCCGGCCATATCACTAATCCTTTAGTGTATTTGTTTTAACAAATGTATATTACTTGTTCTTTCTTTTTAATGCCAACATAACAACAAATAATATTACGGACTCAAGCCCATCAGCAGAGGCTGATAATGAATGAAACTCACTACTATCTATATTTCCGTCACTTAATGCCTGAACAAGATTTGTAACAAAAGTTATAGAACACAAAACTGCTGGAACCGATATTGCAATGTGTGCATTGTTTTTTAATTTGCTAAGAAGTTCGTTCATGAATGCATCCTTATTCAATCAGCTCAAAATGGACTAAATCATTAAACTTTTGGTCTGTAATGTCTTTGTCTCCATCCCAGTCGCCGCCAAACCTCACGCTATGCGTCATTTTTCCATCATCTTTTAATTTTTGAGCAATGCCCATGACATAACCTGCAAACCAATAAAAACGTTTGCTGTTATTCCAGTCAATGGGATAAGGCGATACATCAATAGCCATTGATGGTAGTCGATTGTGATTGCCGTGAGGCCAGTGAAGTTTTGTATTGCCTTTAGCAAAAGCGGCCTCTTGGTCGGCTTCATTGCGATAACCTTCCAATACAGTGCAGTCAAAATATTTAACCACCTCATACATCAAGCATTGTAAATCAGGATGGCACGTTGTTAGCTTGGAGAATGACGCCTGACTAAACTTTGGCATGTTCACGGTCCTTGTTGAATCGTTAATCTAATCTTAGCGCACTAATAAAAACCCGCCGACTTGCGTTAACGGGCAAACAAGGAAGTTTAATAATGGAAAAGTCATATTCACGTCAGGAGGTACGCTTCAATAATTCTTTTGCCATCTTCCCAACCATAACAAAATTCCCCGGCGTAGCCAACCCTTTGCATACGCTCAATCCATGCCTCTTGTGCAATCCACGTGTCAGACCTGCGCGCTGACGGGGGGTACTTCATGTTGCGCTTAACCTCTAGCCATAGGCCGTGATAGGTTTTAGTAGGCCAGAACAAAGCCAAGTCACTTACACCAGGCCGTAAACCCATGAGCTTTAGATTGAATCCTTGCGCCGGTGTGCGCTTTCCCTCGTTGTTGTTCTTACAAAAGTACTCACGAGCAATTGGGTGGTAGCTTAGCCAGCCCACTAGCGCCCTTTGCTCCTGGTTCTCGCTTGGTATCGCTAACTTTGCTGTCATCCTTGACCTCATCGTTGCCGTATAAATGATTAATCATGTCCTTGAATGACTTGGAGTCACTTAAGCTCGCTGTCTTCTTGCTCTGTTTCATTCTTCAATCTCTACTGGTTCGGGTATGCAAAAATGTGTAACGTCGTTAATTTGATCGCCATCAAAACATTCCCACTGGTAGCTACCATCTGGCATTTCGATATTGGTTGCTAACTTAATGCCGCCGCCTCTAGTTCTAACCATGCAATCAGAACAGGTTACAGATGGCTTGTGTGTTCTTACGCTATACCATTTCATATCTTCCTCTCCGGGTAATATTTCAACTGCTCAACCATCTCCTGATAGCAAGCAATCGCGTCCTCAATCAACTCATCAGGATGAGCTTCTATCACTTCCTTGCAGTGCTGCCTAAGGAATTCTATGTCATCACCACCGTAACCGTCTGACACGCTCCTAATCAACGTACACAGGTAATTCTTTCGAGCTATCCATAGCCCTCGGTTCATTAGTCACCCCAGTTCTTGTACATCTTCGTTGGCTTGTTGTTGCCACTCCGTGCGTTGTCCACCACGTCACGTTTTTCAGGCGGTATGTAGCCACACTCACGCAGGTAACGCGCCGTTTCGTCCTTGTTCAATAAGCGTTGACGGTCATAAGCGTACTTAGCAGTAAGCCCAAGTACGAAATGCTCAGGTACAGAAAGCAAGTATTTCTCATAGTCCGCTCGTTGCTCACCCTTTTCTCCTATCTTCTTTTCGTCAAATTCTATGGGCTTCATGTCTTTAAGTCTTGCGGCACCTTCTTCGGCAAATTTCCTAAACTCTGCCATGTTTTCCTTGAACCCTTTGCGTTCCTCTGGCGTTGCGACCTTTGGATGCTCAACAGGAGGAAGGCTTAATTGCTCCCTCTTAGCCTCTAACTGCGCCCACTGTTGCTCTGGGTTTCCCACGAAGTTAGCCTTGCAGTCGCTATAAACTGCGCGAACCTTCCTGATAATCTCCTCGGCTTTGCCGTTGGTTAACATCCAGCCGCCGACCTTATCGTACACGAGCTTAACCATGGGGTGACTGAAGTTGCGGTCAACCATAAGCTTGATGACCTCATCCTCGCTGGGTACGCCAGACTCCTTCAAGCACAGGTCAATGATTTGCCCTTGTGTTGGTGGGTAATCCTTGTAAATGACCAGCGCTTTCTTAATGCCGTTGATAGCGTCACGCGTGCTAAACGCGCTGAGTTCCTCTAGCCAGTCGTCTTCACACTTTTTCCAATCGCCGTGCTCACCCAGTCTTGACGTCCATAAGTTGCCGTATCGATTGGCAAACTTAACAAACATCTGCTGTATGAGTAGCCTATCAACCTCGTTATTGAGGTATTGCACCGTGCTCATAGGTTTCGCCCCTGTTCTGTTTCTGTAAATCGGCCTGGTATTGGTCAAACGAGCTACTCTTTCCCCCCGATGACTTCTTGGGGGTTGAGGCTTCGGTTACTTCGTCTGTCCATAGCTTGTTGCCGAGGTACGTTGCAGGGTGAGGGATGAACTGTTTATCTTGCCATTGGGGTTCGTGCTTACTTCGGGTTAGTACGTCACAGCATATGAGCGTTACGATTGACGCAAACTTTTCTCTATCCCATATCTTCTTGCTGCGCACCTTATTTTTCTTGACTGGGTAGCCTTTCCAAAATTCGTCAAAAGCATCGTCATTTCGTTTGCGTGCAATGTCAGTTGCACTATCTATAGGGGTTATATTATTTATATCTTCTTTGTTTATTATACTCTTTGTTTTATATGCGTCTGGATTTACCGTATCTGGTTTTACCGTGTCTGGTTTTTCCAGAACTGGTGTGCATTGCACACTTGCACATTCCTCTGGACGTAGGTGCAGCCTATAGTGGAAGCGAACAAAGCGACCTTTGTTGCGAATCTCACGGCGTGTAAGTAGGTTCATTTCGATGAGTGTATCTATGATTCCGTAGATTTTATCTTTATTGCACATGAACAAGGAGGCAAGATGTTTTACGTTGAGCTTCCAGGACGAAGGACGGCAGGTAAGATACATATATAAGCCACCGACATCTAATCTTTTTATGCTGTTTACGGTGGTATTTACGAATATGGTACAGCCTGATTGCTCCTGATCAAAAGAGCCGTCAAATTTATCAACACCGCTCTCGTCTGTACTATCTTGTGACATAGCTTGTCCTTTTTTTATTAATAGTTGACCTATCCGTAGTCATTGCTATAATTGCACGAGCAGCCCTGACAAGCTCTAAATCGTGTTGGTAGCTATAACTACGAACATACAATCGGTGTGCGGTGTTCTATCACCGCCACTACCCCTTCCGCACATCCTAATACAGTTCGCACACAATTATAAGTACCCTCACAGTATTATTTAAACAAATAAAATTATTTTGCACTAAACGCTTGCATGTATTATTCTTGCATTGTACAATTACTTAAATCAGTAATTACTGAAATAAAAGCAAGGGAGAAGTAGGATAATGGCTAAAGACTCGGGTTCTAATGTCACCACATTTACGATGAGGATACCAAAAGATATGGTTATCTTCCTTAAGAAGACAGCAGCAGTCCAAGAAGAATCAATGTCGTCAATAGTAATGAGATGTCTTGATAAATACAGGAAGAAGCTAGAAGCAAAAGTAACACAGTAATTAAGTAATTAAGTAATTACAGAACTTTGGGGTAAGTGGCTCGAACCATTTACCCCGATGAACATAAATAATCCGTACCAGGAGTTAAACATGAACAAGCAAAGTGTAGCGCATAGCTATGTGCAAAATCAACAACCGTCATCATGGATTGATGATCCGTTCCAGTTAGGAACACATGCTTTCAAGGGATTGAAGCCTATGAGTCACAAGAGAAATCTTGAAGATTATGTACAAGAACTAGTCGCATCATGCGGCATTTACTGCCAAGACCATTACGATTTACGACTGGAAATGCTCACAGAAGAAGAGCAAGACCAACTCGTACACCTCTATATAGAATCTATCGACCGTGAAATAGAATGGGCGTGTTATGGCGCAGATGAATCGATTAACAGCGACTTTCTATGCTCTATGCTTGCCATGCTCAAGCTCAATACCAAAGAGTCACGCGAAGAGTTTGCAGAAACCACAAGACGAAACTTACTTGCTTACTACAAAGAAACCTTAGAAGACCTATTGCACACAGGCTGCGAGTTGTATTTCACAAACGAAATGCACGAGGCAGGTTATCGCGCTGATTATTGCCGTGACAATGGCGATGTTGTTTGGGGGAAATTCTAATGACTGAATTATATAGCGGCTATGAATTTGAGGTATACCCAGATTATGAGGCTAGTTACGATTTATTAGATCGTGACCCCAATATTAGTTCGACAAAATGGGTATATACGATTTTATTGAACGATCCTGAGCGAAAGTTCTGGACTGGTGAGGACTCAATGGAAGCTGATGAATGGTTCGATTCGGAACAAGAAGCAAGATTCGCCGCGATACGCCATATCGACAGTTTAGAAGATGGTCCAGACGAACCAGATTATGACGCACCAACAGCAAAAGAAATGTATCAACGGGCGCATGAAGACAGACAACAGTTAAGGGGTTGATGATTATGAAGGACTATATAACAGCTAAGGATAGGATTAATTTATTGAGGAGTAAGAAATGGAAGGTGATTGTATGGGTTGCGGCATGTCTGCCCAAGAAGTAATGAAACAGCATGAAATAACAGAAGAAGAAATGACGGAAGAAGCAGTATTTACAGATAGCGGGTACTGGTATTGCCACACGGACTGTCTGCGCGATAGTAGATAAATACTTTATGCGCACCATTTTACTGATGTCGGGAATATGGTGCGCATATGGAATTTATTTCGTAAGACCTTAACTGGTCATAACTAGTGGAGAAGTAACATGGCGTTACGTGGCGTTAAACCTGAAAGCATACAGAAAAGATTGAAAGCATTATTTTATGGAACAAGCGGCGTGGGAAAGACTACCGCAGCCATATCTTTCCCAAAGGTCTATTTAATAGATACAGAGCGAGGAAGTGAAAATAGTCAGTACACTACCATGCTTTCTAAAAATGGTGGCGTTATATTTCAGACAACAGACTTCGATGAAGTAATAACAGAAGTAAAATCTCTGTTGACAGAAAAACATGAGTACATAACGTTGGTCATTGACCCGCTAACTACTCTTTACAATGATTTGTTGGATAAATCTGCTATCAAAAATGGAACGGAGTTCGGCAGGCATTATTCTGAGGCAAACAAAAAAGTTAAGCATCTAATGAA